CCAATCTCCTATCCAAGGGAAAGGGGGTGAGCGATCTGTTCCCGTTACCCTAGCCAGATGCCCAGGCGACCCAGGACCCAGGTCATCATCGGCACTAACAGGACCATATGGCATCCTATTTTTAGGGCCTTTTACATTTATTATTGAACTTAGTCCTGCCGATGCTGCCATGCTGACTAGAGATGACAGGGTATGAATACCTGTAGTATTTAAAGAAGATGTACCACAAGAAAAACCAGGGGCTCCATCAGCTGGAGATGTATTAGTGTAATCCCAAACCTCAATAATATCTCCAGGGTTAACCCAGAATCCTATGGAATTATATCCATCACTGGCCATCTGTGCAAAATCAGCCTCAGCCTGAACAAGATCCATCCAGGTAGAGTGCCCATAAGCCGCACTCTCCTGAACATAAGTTATGCCACGGTGTCTAGGTAGACTTACCATTCTGTATAGCCCCCAAGCTCTTCAGATACATCCGTAAGAGGAGTGTCTTGTACTTCTGGAGCATCGCGTAGGATCTTAGCAGAACATACTAGGTGGTATACACCATAAGCTTCAAAACTATCTTCCTGTACTTGAAAGATCTCCCACTTCCAATTTTGAAACTTAGGCTTTATCTGATCGCCTGGGATAGGGGTACGCTTTAGTACTCGCTCAATGTAGCTTTTGTTGAATACAAAGAACTGATCATTGGTAAGTTCTATTCCAAACTGAGTAAGGTTCTCCTCTAGAACTCGTGGTTCATAGTGTCCATAAACTATAACAGGCTCTTTTGCTACAGGCTTATTTCTAGACTCCATATAGACGGGATCAAAATCAGAATTTTGAAAGTACTTATAATACTCTATCTTAGACCCAGATAATTTAATAGTTTCATCATCAATTAAATTGAAGAGAGCTATATCTGGGTTGCCTGGATCGAATAAACTTAGTTCGCTATCAGATATATCATCAAGCTCAACCAAGGGAGGAACTTCAATCCCAACTTTAAAATTCTTTTTTTTAGCCATGACTAGAAGGTTGTGAAGGAAGGAGGCTCTTCCAATTCGTTCATCAACTCTTCTTCAAGCTTTTGTTTTTCTGCTTCACTTTCCTGCTTCAGAGCTGCGCCGTTAAGGGATGCTCCTCCCCCTGGACCTGGGAGAGTGGCATACTTCCCTCTAATTTCTCCTAGTACTCCCTTAGCACACGCTAAAGCGTACTTTTGTATCCAATTTTTATAGGCTGGGTGGATAGTCTCGGAATCAACAGCACGGAAGACAACGATCACCTCCTCAGGGGTTAGGACAGGAGCGGGACTTATCTGTAGGTATTGATTATTAAGGACATTCCACGAACCCTCCATGCCTAGTACCTTACGCATCTGCTCAAGGTGCATTTGCAGCATGTAGAAATCCCCAACTCCAAAGTTTTGGAACAAGAAATTGTCTTGGAAGTACTTAATGAAAAAGTCAAATTCTAGAGTACCTGCTTTTTGCTGTATAGATAACAGCGTTTTCTTATACACCACATATTCTAGATTATCAATAATATATGGGGGCATTTTGTAAACCGTTTGATTTGCTGACGCATCAAAGACAATCATCTGCATTGTCCATAGCGGAGCGTGGTTTTGAAACCTTGTCACAGCCTCATCCAAACAAATTTTTATTTGAAAGGGTGTAAGTTCTATGCGAACAATGGGGTGTCCGAGTCTGCCTAAGATATAATCCTTAAGTTGCTCTTCAAAGGCAGAGAACTCAATAACATCACTTAAAGTGGTCTTATTAAGTTTCGCGGAATCAATTGTTCCTTTTGGTACACCGTCATCAACCCTCTGCCCAGCATAATCAGCAAAGGAGTTACCATATATATTATTCGTACCAAAAGTAGAAAGATTTGGAACGGGAACCATGTCAACCATCTAACTTAGTCTCCTTAGAGTTAATTTTTTTAACTACTTTATTTAGATTCTCTTTATTAACTCGGGCCTTTTTTGTTTTTGGTATCACACGCAAATATGGAGAATCTAACGCTACATCAGACTCAATAACCTGCCCTGGACGAATTTGAAGAACCTCATCATTTACAATAATAACCATATTAAATCTGCACTTGCTCTTATATTTCATAAATCCTCCTAAAGTATATACTCGTTATAAAGCAAGAGGCCAGGAGTAAAATACTCCTGGCCTCCCTATTTCCTTTACCCAATCGTGCTAGTTATCTAGCTTACGCTATTTGACGAGTTAGATTGGAATGGCGAGAACAGGTAGTTAGCCGTAGGACCAACAATCCTGATCACCCTGTAGAATCTAGACGCGGGTTCAATAGCAGCCTTGCCATAACGGGTCAGGATACCCTTCCGTGGTTGGAAGGTATGAGGATCCGTAATGGTTGGGATTTGCTGTAGTGGAATGTAAGGACAGTAGCAGAAGCCAGCATCCATTGCATTCTTACCCTTATAACCCATAAGAATTTCATCCTCAGGATAGAGAGGATCAACATACAGGTCATACTTACCAGCAAACTTGCCGCGATATTCTACCTTACCACCACCCATGTTAGAGGGGCCGTCTCCAGTTTGGACACCGCCTTCTAGCTTCGCAGCTGATTCCAGCATAGAAGCTACGAGTGGGGAGGTTAGCAGCCAACTGCCAGGACCACGCCAAGTGGTCTTGTAGATGTCCTGAGACGCGAGGTTCAGAACAGCTAGCAGGTTAGCATACACATGACCCATGTGCTGTGGAGCGAAATCAATAGCCGAGGCTGAGAAATCAATCACAAACACATTACCAGCAGCACCAGAGGTGTTGGTAGTTGTTAGTCCTACTTCATTAAAGTCGTAGGTAAACGCAGCTGGTTGCCAGGAGCCGTCACCGCCGCCACCGTCAGCCTCAAATGGTCCCTTACCGGGGACATCATTAAAGGAGTTTGGGTTTCCTTGATTTAGCTCATCACGCTTCCAATTACCAAAACGACCAACATCGTATGCAAGCATCCGAATATCTTCGACCAGTTCACGGTCAATCTCAAGCTGAAGCTCTTGGCTCAAAAGGCCAGTAAGCTCCCGCTCCAGATCCATGTCGTGATATGCACGAAGGTCTTGTGAAGCTTCCAGAGTCCAGAGAGCTCTCATCTTACGAGTACGGGCTACAACAGCCTGTTGCTCGATATGGAAAGCTATCTCTGGGATCCCACCATCTTTCAGACGCTCACCCGCTGACACATTCCAACCAAGGGTTGTCGTGCTATCAGGGAATGACGCAATCTTACCACCAACCGTGGTGTCAGGAGTACCATGAGCGCCGCCCGCCCCGTGCGCTATAACATTACTCGTATCAAACTCTGTCGCTACATCAAGATCAAGTCCTGTATTTTCCACTCCTAGGCTTGCACCAGCTTCGCCACCTGCGGGATCTTCCCAGTAACTATCGCCAGTGGCGAGTGTCGCGCCCGGGCCGGAAGTAGAGCCGATACCTGATGCCGTCAAACCCTGGTGGGTAAGCAGGAACTGACTGTAAACTGTTTGGTTTACACGAGTTCCAGTCGCATCTTCACCTGAACGAGTATGACCCAGATAGAAAATCTGGCTCACTGGTCCCTGCATAGGCTGCACACCACAAATCGAGTTAGCAATCAGCTCAGGATAGACCCTACGGATCAGAGGAAACGCGAACTTTTGGAATGTACCCAGCTTACCAACGGTAGTTGTAGCTGTGGTAATATCTTCATCAACGCGATCAGCAATAATGGACTTGGCTTGGTTTTCGAGAAGCTTTGCTGTAGTAGCCCTTGATTCGGCATCAGAAATGCCTTCAAGTACAGGTGCCCACTTCTCAGTTAATTTACTATCTTGCCACATATTATTATTTTCCTATTAATTAAGGCATGTACTTTAACATGTCCTCTGTTAAGAACTCATTAAGCTCGGAAGGAGCGGTTCTTTTTGATTGAGCCATATTTTCGGCTATTACTAAAGCCTTTTCTGAAGACTTAAAAGGTTCGTCCTTCTCTTCTTCCAAGCTCACGATCTCTTTATCTTTTTCTCCAAGAGTTTCTTCTAGGATACTATTTCTATCTGATAAAACCTTCACAGAATTTTCTAGCTTTTCATTATCAACAAGAGACTTGTTTAGCTCTTCTGCAAGAACGGCTAGTTCTTCTTCTGTTTGTTCTTTTTCTGCGACTGCTCCCCGTACAACACTTTCCTCATCATCTTGAGAAAGTTCAATGGACATAAAAGTACGCAGCTCTTCAAACAAACGAGAGTTACGGAAAATTTCATTCTCCTCCTCTAGTTCTTGTAGAGCGTGTTCTTTTACTTCATCAATGTGATGTCGTAGGTAAGCAGAAACTTTTGCATCTAGAGTTTTGATGCGACCTTCAACTTCCTCAGCAATAACTGAATCAACTAGGGCTGCAACTTCCCCAACTGATTCCTCGCTCAAGCCTTCAGGAAGAAGATCGGCAATACTCTTAATATTTTCACTCATAAAACACTCCAATTTCTATCTATATTTATATGATTTCTTTAAGAAATTCACTTTTTATTTTTTTTTGCGTACTTCGCAATTTTGTTAGCCTTCTTAGACTCAGCCTTCCAAGCCTTTTGTGGGGGACCCATACGCCTCATACCACTCATTCGTTCCATCCGTGCGCCCCTGTGGGCACCACAGCCCTTGTAAGACATCTTGGAAGCGGCACTTCCCAACACCATCCCTACAAGGAGGATTCCTATACCGCCTAAAGCATATTCTTTTTTCACTTAACGGCAGCTCCCTCATCTTCATATCTTGTAGCTCTAGCTACTTCTCGGTTTGTTTGTTTCTTTACTGGCTTTTTCTTAGTTCCATCTGGATTTAGACCCGCCTTCTTCCTACGCTCCTGTTCTCTTTTCATTTCTTCAGGAGTAGCAGGAGTTACAGCTCTTTGTCTCTCTTTATCAAAACCCCCAATATCAGTAGGGTGCAAGGTCGAATCCGATATAATCTTAGCCATCTTGGAATAGACAGGGTTCCTACTACTGTTAACTGGGTAATCTACACTAGATCTACCAACTTGTTTACCAGCCTTATTGTGAGCAACATCGCGCTTAGTTTTTTCTCCAGTAGTGCCTCGCTCCACAGACACCACCCCGGCCCCGCCGCGAGGAGCGCTGTGTTTCTTCTTACCCCCACTCAAACCAGCAACCAAAGCCCCTCCAGCCAACGCCGCCGCTCCAATCTTTTGTCGCCGTGTTAATTTTTCCGCTATTAGTCTAGTCATTATGGAGTAGACTGGATTGCGGGAAGAATCTTGTCTAGCGGCCTTGCGTCTTTCACCTTGCGCCTTTTTTCTACCAATTCTTACAGAAAGCTCTCTAGCCTCTGGTGGTAGATTTGGCCCAGGACCAGCAGCCTTGTCTATCGCATCGCGTTTGCGTTCTAATCTTTTTACTCCCGCGCTACCCTCGGTAAGCTTGTTCTTTAGAAGGGTTACAAATATCTTTTCTTTGGTACGCTCTGTTAAGCTCTTCTTGACACAAGCGGCTCCCTCACACATTTGACGCTGTGTAGATTCCATAAGACCTGGGTAGGCTCCTCTAGTTGAAGGATCCGCCACCAGATCAAAAGTAACTAGATTAAAATCCTCGTTAACACGCTTCGTATTCTCGTCACCCTCTGAGAGGGTTCCCATTCCACGACTTGATATACCGATTTTAACTCCACCCTTAATTAACGCTTGGGCAGTTAATCCAGCAGGAGTGTTGAGTATCTCTGCTTCCCCTGTAACATCATTACCCTCCATCTTTAGTTGAGTAATCAAATGAGAGGCGTTTGAAAGTTTTACCGTATCATTGGTTGGGTGGTCTAATTCACCGCATAACCTACGGTCCTCAATCATTGGCTGAATTTTAGAGATCTGGCCTTCTAGTACGGGCTTAGGATAAATACGGTTATTATTGTTAGCCTCTTCTGCCCTCTGAAAAACCCCACTAATCTTCATTGTCCCCTTAGCCTTGGATTCCTCAAGAATATTCAGATTTTCTATAATAAATACATCAGTAAGTAGCATTAGTCGTGTCCTTTTTCCTGCTTCTTGGAAAATCCTTTTTGCTTACCATGTTTCTTCATGGTTCTAACAGCGTAGGCTTTAATGCTGGGCCACTTAGCTGAGGGAGTAGCGGAACCAGGAGTAAACCCCTTCGCAATTTTTGTATTCCCACTTGCCCTACTTTTTTTACCCCAAGTAGGTTTTGATATTACATAGAGTCTGTCTGCCGATTGAGTTGAAAAAATTGTTCCATAGCTAGCCCCAGAGTCTAAAGCATCTTTAATAGTATTATAAATTTTTACCCTAGATTTGCGAGACTTCACCTTGTCATCAGCTCTAGTTTTAGTAGAGCCTTTATCTCTGGCTTCAGTTAGTTCACATAGTAAATCAAAAAACATATTTACTTTTTAGATTTTGCTTTAATGTGCTCTACACACTTGCGCTTACTACTTCTCCTTTTCTTCTTTTTCCTTGTAGTAGGTCCAGCCATGTTAACACCTAGCATACCAACACTTGTCATCTCAGATAGGACCCTTCTAGCATCATGTAGAAGCTCATTGAATTGAGTTAATAGGTCTTCTGGAGACAGTTCTGGATTTACTTTTTCCTTTTCACCTGTAAAATCGAAAGGTATAGCAGGTATTTCAGAAATATCCATCTCTGGTACATAGCTTTCCCCTAGCAATTCTTTACGGAAGGCATCAGTAACTTTAACAGTACTGATATCTCGCTGCTCAGGATCTGGACTAGCCTGAGGAGCTTCTACATTGGGATAGGGAAGAGATCCTTCATGGATCTGCTTCATATCATTTAGTAAAAGCTCCTCAGCGAAAGAGGATATAGACCTAGGCATTGTCTTCGTCATAAACAGTATCTTCCTCGGGCTCATCCTCTTCTTCAAGAGTTTCACCTTCAGCGTCCGCGTCGGCTTCGGAAAGAAGCTCAACAACAAAATCTAGATGATCAGAAATGCGCTCTTCTGAGAGTTCTTCATCAAGATGAGACTCACAGAGAGGACATACATATTCTAGCTCTTCTGCTGCTTCTTCTTCTTCTGCCAGACCTTCAGAACCCTTTGCCTTCCTAGACACAGCATCGCCCTTGGATCCGCCAACCTTCATTGCCTTAGCATCAACATTGACATCGCCAGGAACATCGGTAGACTTTCCAGGCTTCTTATAACCGCCCTTAGCTTCTTCGACAGCTTCCGCTGCTTGTTCAACAAGACTAAGACCAGCACTACCCCATGACGCGCCTTCCATAAGGGCTTGGCGTTGTTCGTCTTCTAAATTAAATTTTTCCATTTTTTACTCCTTAAACGGATTAAGATTGTACAATCTTCTACATATAGTTAGGTCCTGTTATCAGAACCTTGATTTTATTTTTAAAAATGTATTAACCAAAACTTACCGAATCATTATTAAGAGTATTCAACACCCCAGGCCCGCATGGGTGCGTTGTAGCATCGCCCACTCTTGCAGCTAGAAGCCCTTCAACTGAAACAGTAGTGCTACTACCAGTGATGGTTCCCGGCAACGGATGCAAGTGGACTAGGGGGGCTGCTGGAATCAAACACTCAACAGTATCAGTAAGACGGCAAATCTTAGCACCCTTAGCACTAGTGTTTGTAGCAGCCTTACTTGTTGGCCCATTAGCATGGAGGGTATCAACATCACCTAATCTAATTACAAGTGGCATTATTCAAAATCCTTATTTGGTAAGTTATCTTTATCATAGAAATATTTGATACTATAAATATTTATTTTATTATCTACATCTACGCCTGGGGAAGTTGATTCCATTTGGAAAAACGCATGTCCCAGGCCAGAAGATGCTTGTTTTGGATCAGGTGAGGTGGTAAATTTTAATTGTCTAGTGTATATATCGTTCTGCCAACTGACTAGCTTGGAATATCCTCCGCCAATATTATATTTTGTTGTATTTTTAGTTGTTAAGAATATTAATTTTGGAATATTACTTATACTAATAGGAAGCGCCTTTGTTTCAAGTGTTGAATAGTTTTCTGTTGTAAAATACCTGGTTGTATATTTTACTTTACCACCTTGTATAATATAGTGCAGCATCAAATCTGCGCCATTGCCATCACTATCACCGCCAGTTATATTTCCAGCCCAGTAATTTGAAGTAAACTTATAAAGATTAGTAACCTTCTCCTCAAGAGCAGCAGTAGTCTCTGCTGTGATTACATCATACTCCAAAGATACTTCTGTTATAAAGGGAGTTATAGAAGTTTTTGTGTAGGTTGAAAAATTAGCTGATAATATATAATGTCCATCGAAAGAAGTAGTTACAGGATTAGTCTCGATATCTGATCCTACTTTTGAAGCCTCCAAAGTTACTGATGTAATATCAGAGACATGTCCTATACTTGCTAACTGTTTTGATATTATACTATTTAACACAGTGTTGAGGGCATAAGCATGATCTACCTCTGTAGTCATAGGCAGCATGGTAGTGCCTCCGTCAGCTCTAACAATTGGCACAGAGTACCCACCAAGAATTTGTGCTCCAACATTAACTCCATTGGAATCATAAACAATAAACCCTCCTCCATTATCAATAGTCAGAGTCCTAGCCTCGCCATCTGAATCTACAATTTGTACTCTTGCATCTACTTCTGTATATGGGACAAAGAAGTTTTTCATCATTGCTTTATCTCGTTCACTAGAGTAACTAGATGCAGACAAAGGAGAAGCATAATTAATAATGTAATCAAGAATAAAAGCTATTGTAGCCTCCTCAGATTGGCCTGGAACAAGAGTTAAGGGGTGTATCTTTTGTTGTCTATTTAGGAGGTCTTCAATATACCCAATATCTATAGCATCAAAATTTCCTTTCATAATGTTACTAAGAATACCATGAGCTATAGTAATATTACTATTTTTATTTCTGGAACCAGTTATATCTACCATAAAGGAAGTTCGAGTCCCAAGAGGGGCTGGCATG